GACACGACCAGCGCATCAGCGATAATACTGACCGTCTCCGGTCCGCTTGAGCCCAGGTCCAGCCCGGCGGTACCGGAACCGGTATTCCCGACCTCTGGTGAGTTGAACCAGTTTTCAGTGCGTGTGTCGCCGGACACCGTGGCGCCTGGGGGATAGAGGGTGTAACGCACGTCGGTACCGAACGCTGAGATCGGCGTATTACCGATCCGAATATCGGACTGGTTAATAACCATGTTTCCCACACCCACGCACAGGAACATGCTGGTTTCCATGCTGGTCTCGTTCACGAAACGGCTTACCGGCTGCATGACGTAATCAGGCCAGACGCGGTATTTGCCGAAGATTTCCCGGATGGGGTCACCCAGTTTCGCCGCGTTGGCTTTGGCCGGGTTGAGGTCAATCTGGTCGCCGCTGGCCGCCTGGGCACCGCCGCCGCCTGCCTGCGACATGGTACTCATCATGTAGATGCTGTACGCAGCAGATGCAACAGCTACGCTGACGGCAACCCATAAGGCGATCTCCGCGCCAGTTCCATAGGGTACCGGAAACATCCTGACGTCGGTTTCTCGCTTGATAACGCACAGTGGCCACTCTGACGCGGGGACGGGGACGCCATCGATTTCAACCGCGACCGGGTGCTGCTGATCCGGTGTCCAGTCCTTCACGTTCTGCGCAAACCAGGCGCTGAGGGTCATCGTTTCGTGCTCGTGCGTTTCCAGCGGTTCGCCCGGCAACCGGGAGGGATAAATTCGGATCGTCACTGGTAATACTCCACGCGGACAAATCGGCGCGCAAACCGCGCCAGCGGCAGGAAGGTTACGTTAGTGCGGGGATTGCACTCCGCAGCGCGCAACTGGCCGTCAATCTCGACAACTATGGCAACGTGCGTCACCACTGAACCGGAATAACAGGCGATACCCGCGCCCGGGACCGGTTCACATCGAGTCAGGCCAGCCATCAGCCCGCGCGCCTCCCGGTCGAGGCCGTTATCATCCTTCGTAACTCCGGCAAAATCAGGCCATGGAGCCATGCCAAGATCGCGCCTGATTTCGTTGACGATGCCAAAGCAGTCCAGCGCGGGGTAAGCGCGCCCGCCCTTCTGCCACTCGACAGAACGGTATTTATCAGGATTGAACATGGTGTTTTCCTACTGGAGGTAGCGGAGCCCCGGGAACACAGGAAGCGTGTATCGATAGCGCGGCCACGCGGTTCTCAGGATGTTCAGGAATCCGGCAGTAATTTGCACCTCGGTCGCCTTCCAAAACCCGTCCTTAATCTGCAGAACGATCGGTGGTGCCGCCGGGTAGCTAAGGTCTGTCGATATGTACTGCCGCATTACCAGCGTGCCGTTGTTCAGGTTAGCCAGGGCGTTGCGTATCGCAGTGGAAACGATGCCGTCAATGTTGCTGATGGCGAACTGCAGATCCTGCGTACCGTCTTTGTTCCTGGCTGGCAGCGCGACGGCCATGGCAGCCGCCTGGAATGCCACTGTCTCCCCCGCCTCAGTCACAGCAGTGATATCCTCGAAGTTCTCGACCAGCCAGTAATCCTGCCCACCGACAGTAATCTGCAGCGTATTCAGTAGCGCCTCGCTGCCGCCGCTGGCGTAAAGCCTGTTCAGGGTTGGACTGGTCATGCTTCCGGCCACTCCTTGTTGAGCGCGTAATCGATAATGCTCTGCCCCACGATGAACTCAGGGAAATTACCCCAGCCAGGCGGCAGAATCGGACGCTCCCACAGCTCCAGTGTTGCCGTGAATTTCCAGAACCCCAACCCGAACAGAACTGGCCCGTCGTAGATATCCTTGAACCGGCAGACGTAGTCACCGACGCCCATCGGCGTGCGCATGCGCATGTTGAACCACGCTGCGCCGTCAGTGATCACGTCTCTGAACCACACCTCAAACAGCTGCGCCTGGGCATCATTAAACACCCACGAAACCCCCGCCTCAGTTGGAACCGAGGTGTATTTGCGGCGCTGGCGCGTGCGGCCGGATGTCATGGTGGAACGCTGGAGAGGGCTTACCGGAGTGAATCCATGCCCGGAACGCTGAGGCATTGGCAGGTACTGGTGCGGGAAATCAATGGTGCTGCTGATCCCCATGGGAACTCCTTATGTGAGGCGTTGACTGGTGTTGAAGTTGTTGGTCAGCGCGTTGGAAAGCTTACCTTTGCCGCTGGCGACATCGCTGACGGCCATGGCATAGCCTTGCTGCGCACCGCGCTTAACCGCCGCTTCAAGCATGGCAAGCGTCTGCTCTGTCGGATCACCGTTGACCTGAATGACCGGGCTGTAATTGAACGCCCCGCCACCCCCGCCCATATCCCGGTTACTGATGACGCGACCGTTATCGCCGGGGATCATGTACAGGCTGCCGTTGCTGGCTTTGAAAATCTCAGGCTTGCCGCCCTCGCCCACACGGTACATGGAGCTGGCCGATACCGGGCCGCCGTGTTCGCGCCCGCCACCATATGAGATGCTCGCAACGTTCGACAGCAATGACGCTCCAGCAGAGGCGATGGCTGCATAGTTCGCAAGTTTTTGCGCTGGAGTCAGCGCTGTCGGATCAGCCATGGCCTGCATGATTGCGGTATTCAGGCTGAGGGTAGACTGGGCAATCGCAAACGCTTTACTGGCTGCGAACATGACCTGGTACGCCGCGTTACTCTTGCCAGCGGAGTCAGCAATTATCGAAGACAGACTATCAAAACCCTGGGACGCAGAGCCCAGAATAGAAAGAACGGATGCTCTTTGCTGATCTGCCTCAGTCTGCGCTATTTGCATGCGTGCGTTTGACGCCTGCAGTTGGATGGCAGTTTTGGCGTCTTCGTAAAGCTGGGTATTTTGCTTATCCAGTTCCTGATATTTAGCTATGGCCTCAAGCTTTTGTGTTTCCTGGAGATTGATTTGCGCCAGCGGATCCACTGATGCCCCAGTGATAGGGTTGACCGAGGTATTTCCGGCAGCTATCTCCTGTTTGGCATACTTCTGTCCCTGCTCAGCCTCTTTGCGCTTCTGAATGGAGATTGCTGCCTTTTCGTTTGCCTCCCCAAGCGCCCTCGCTTCCGCCAGTTGCTGCTGAGTCGCGGCGCTACCAAGAGACTGCTCCGCACGAAGACCCGCCTCTTGAATACGGCGCTTTTCAATCGACTCTGTGGTCAGGTCTGATTGAGCGCGGAGATTAGCCAGTTTCTGAGCAATGGATTCAGCCTGCGAGGCGGAGGTCTTGCCCTCTTTGTTGCTCTCTTTCCGCGCCTCGGTAACCCGATAGGTTTCTGCGTATTCATCCTGAAGAGCTTTGATGAGCTTCTGATCTGTGATGCCAGCGTCTGCTGCATCATATTGAGCCTGAAGCCTCGCTCTGGCTTCACCTTCCAACTTGGCTAGCGCCAGACGGCGCTCTGAGTTTTTGACTAACTTGCTTGTTGCCGCATCATCCCCTTTCGTGCTTGGGCTGCTAAATTGATTATTGCCTCCATCTTTTGCAGCTTTGGCACGAATATGAGCAATCTCGCCTTCAACTTGTTTAAGTTGAAATGCAGCCTGCGCTCGGCGCTGTTGAAATATAGTGTCAGATTCATACCAGCGCTGGCCGTCTTTAATTTCATCATTCAACTCTTGCTGAAGCTTTATTAGCTTCGGCATACGGGATGAATCGCCAACATTATTGTTGTAATAGTTAAGGTTGTCTGCGACGTTCTGCATTAAGCCAGCAAGCGTAGATGTAAGGCCGATCGCTTGGTTCAGGTCATTAATTGCGTTTCTAAATGCTACATCCAGACTATTTTTTGCCCGTTCAACGTTGACAGGCATTTTCTCAAACTCAGCATTTACATACTCAGATTGTTTTTGAATTGCGTTAAGAGCGTCCTGTGCCGTCAGCTTTCCGTCGAGCATTCGTTGACGTAACTGATCGGTAGAAATACCAAGCCCCGCAGCCATTTGTCTAGCCAGTTCAGGCATTTGCTCAACAATTGAGTTAAACTCTTCGGCTTGGATCGTCCCTCTTGACATGGACTGTCCGAACTGACGTAAAGCATTAGACATTTCTTCAGTAGAAGAACCGCCAATAGTTCCTATCTTTTGAAGTGTTGAAGTTAATTGCAGGATCTGCGCATTTGTGGCCCCAGTGCTTTTCAGGGAGGTGGTTAATGATTCCCATAACTTCTCAGTTTCTGCCAAGCTGCCACCCGTCTCCGATGCAATCGCAGACAAGGAAGACATACTCTCTTTTGCCGCATCAACACTTGGGCTTAATCGTGTAACTCTCGCCTGGAGAGTTGCCATTTCATCACCGATAGCAATCAACTTCTTTGCTGTATCAATAGTAATGGCAGATGCAATTGCGACCCCGACCTTATTTAGCGCCCCTTCAAAACGACTAGCTGACGTCGAGGCCCGGTCAAAATTGTTCCCCATCTTATCGAGACGATCATTTACTTTTCTCTGAGCTTCAATAAGCTCTGCTACATCCATTTGAACTTGGTAAACAATATTCCCAACCTGTTCATTGCTAGCCATTCTTGTCTCCTGGCATAAAAAAACCCGCCGAAGCGGGTTTTAATGTTCAGTGTTTATTACTTACATCTATTTGGGATGTCTTTTTCTGCAATCTCGCCTTGCTTTGTGAGATCGTAAATTGTCGGATCGTCTATAGAAATCTGGCTTGCCTTTTCAACCACAGGGGCAATAAATACCAATGAGGCTTTATTATCACCTTTGGTCACTTCAGCCTTGCCGCATACGTTTCCAAATCTGGCGTACACTGTGTCTCTGTCGTCAGGGAAGAAATTAACTTCCTTTAATGAAACGACTTTTACGTCTTTTGGAAAGAAACCGCTTTCTGCTCTTTGTTTCACAGCATTGACAATTTCTGCATCAGTAGCCGCCATAACACAAGGTGCAGCGAGCAGCGTTCCCAATAAAATTAATGTACGCATCTTTCTATTCCCCATTGGTAAAAGTCTGAAACATCCTACCCAGGAATAGCACAGGCGCAACGGCAAACGCTGATTTATTGATCTCAATCGACCGGGAACGGAAAAACCCGCCGGAGCGGGTTGAGTTTGTGATGCTTTTAAATGAGGCCAGGCATGCTATCTGCTGGTCATTTTATTAAGTACGCTACCTAAAAAGTTGGCATCATCTTCACTGATGTTGGCAATTGCGTCCTCAATCTCATCCAAAATGGAGTTAAACGCCTCAGTAGTCACGCCGCAAGATTTGGATGCAGCAGCGAAAGACTCAGCCATTTTGCGGAAATCATGCGATCTATCGCTTAGAGCGCCGTATATGTCTGCATTTATAGCCGCATACCTGCTAATTTCTCGCAAATGCGTAATTGTCAATCGCAACGAATGAAGCGGGTCAGCCTTAGGGCGATCGGTATGAAGTCGTTTAAACATCTTATCTGCATTCTGTTTTGACAAAAGCCTACATTCTGCTTTCAGATCCTCATACTCCCTATCTGAAATAGCATCCGGTACGGATGCGCTCAAGATATCCAAAGCGTCATTAAATGAAACATTAAACCATTCACCTTGAGTTCTTTGATCTTTAAAATGCATGTGCATGCGTTTCTCAAGAGAGCCATACCCATTAATGCGATCGGTAATGAACTCACGACCTCCCTTAACCCCTGAGGAGGTTCGCAAGGTGCTTAATCGTTGTTTTGGCTTTCTGGTTTTCCCTATCTTAACCAGCCCTCTTTCCAGATCCTCGAGTAAATAAACATACCCAATTTTCATATAATCAGTTGAAGAGATTCCATTTACATCTGAAATTTTAGATTTCAATTTATTGCCCTCACGCTTCGATTCATCCCAGTACAATTACCATCAGCATACATAACGCATAACCTCATAATGCGTACTTAAGGCTGTATGAGATTTTTTATCGACCTGTTAAGACTGAGGGCCGCCGAATAACAAGCGCCATGCGCATTATTAAGCAGGCCAGTTAATGTTCTTGCTACTGGCGACCCCAGCATTTTCAGAGCTGGCAGGACATGTTCGTTAAGCTCAACGCATGCGCGGTGTATGCTATCACAAGCCACCTCGGCATTATGCGCCGCCATTGAAACATCAACCTCCGCCTTCTTTCCTTCCTTAGGCATCAGCTCACCTTCCAGTGCCAGGCGATGAACGTATTCAACTGCCACCACCAATTGTTCTGACGGCAACTCCTCGATATGAGAAATACCAAAGCGCTGATGCACGTAGCTATAAGCCTCGGGGCACATTCTGCCGCGCTTACCAACAAGGAGGTTGATTGCATCGCGTAACGGTGTGCGTTCATCAGTGCTGGTTTTACGCGGATTAGTCACCTGCCCCTTCGTCCAGTACTCGTAGAGAACGTCGTCGCATTCATCCTGATACTGGATGACACGGTCGCGGATCTCAGGTTTAACTTTGTTCGGGCTGATAGTGTTAAGCCACGCAGCCAGCTTGCGGAGGGCGAGGCAGATCATCCTCTGTGCGCCGCCAGCGGTAGGGATGATGATTTCCATCACCCCTTTAGCAAAGCGGCCTTTAAGCTTGTCGATTTGGCCTTTGTACGCTAACCCCATACCATCAATGATCGGGCGCATCGGTGTGTATGGTTCGCCATTGTGGTTAACGACATACAACTCAGAGCCATAGAATGGAACGTTAATGGTGCAGTTTTGTTGGGGCAGTGTTAAACTTGTCATGTCAATATTTCCTAAGATGATTTGTTGATACCCAAGCCCTAGCTACTCGCAATAGCTGGGGCTTTGTTTATTCCTGGCAAGATACTCCATCCTTTAGCAGTGACTCTTTAAGGCGACGCAAAACCTCATTACTAAATGACCTGTCATCCTTTTTGGCTGCTTGCTCTAGCGCCTTTTCAAGCCACTCTGGCATTCTTAATGTTTTAACTTTCATACCTTCTCCTCTGTATGTGGTACGCATACATAGTATTTAGGTACGCATTGATAGTCAATAGATACCTACTTATCCTGTCAAAAAAATAATCAGGATGAGGCTATGTCAGATCGAAAGTACAAAAACCCACAAGTAAATCTGAGGCTTCCGTTAGAGATCAAGGAGCGCCTCACTGAACTTGCAGAGTTAAATTCTCGCTCATTGAATGCTGAAATGGTTGCTGCTCTTGAGGCTTGGACTGAGAAGAACAAACACATACAAGCTCTAGATCTAACTTCTATTGCTGAGCGGTTAATTTCTCTTGAGGATGAGGTTATGAAGCTCAAGGAATCCTACAGTAAGGGCACAAAATGAACGTTGAAAAAGTTGCCTTCCTCTACCCCTATCATCTGTTGCCTGGCTCAACCGAAAGAGTTCCTTTGCTGGTTCTTGACGCTGAGACCTTGCCCTTTAAAGCAGATGTGCATTTTGAGGTTTACTTTTTAGGCCTGGTGCATCTTCAGGAGTATTGGGTCTCACTTAAGCTTGAGAAAGTAGATTCACCTCAGAACATCGAATTATCTAAAAATATCGGGGCATGGATCCGGGCTAAAGCCGAGACTGAGAGTGAAAAAACATTAGCTGCGTCTGCCGCACTTCATTTTAAGAACTGCCTCTTCGAGGATGAGGGTGACTATCTGATCACCGCAACCATTCATAAAGATTCGGCCCCGCTGCATTCGGCGATAGCATACTTTTCTGTGAGCCTTATCCATGAACAATGATAGAATTGATGCAACTTTAGACAGCAGGCACAGACTGCGTGCAGTAAAATCCTATGAACGAGCCGAAGATTTCGGCGGTGGAAACGGTGGAGGTGGCGGCTTGGAATCACGTATAGCTATTTTGGAAGCTGATGTTAAACACATCCATACCACCCTGACTGACATCAAAGAGGACATTAGAGGTCTTCGTGCTGACATCCGTGAAGGATTCTCATCCACCAGAACCGAGTTCAGGGAAGATTTAACAAAAGCAAAAGGCGATCTTGTTCTATCTTCCAATGAGATAAAGACCGAAACCAAAGATCTTGAAAAGAGAGTGTCAGACGTTGAGTCCGCATTCTCGTCAATGAAAACTACTATCAAGGTATCAGGCGCAGTGGTAAGTGCCATTTTTATTGTGTGCACCTATTTCTTTGGTTCGTATGTGACCAAAATCCTTGATGCTCTAAACGGATTAGTCCTCAAGTAAGCCCACCTGAGTGGGCTACTTCTGCTTAGCCCTTCTCGCCGCCTGCTTCGCCAGGTAGTCATCAGCAATCGCATCGTACTCGTCCCGCGTGAAGCCCTTCTGATCGGGGTATTTAGCAGCGAGTAGCAACTGAAATTTCGTCATTGTCAGGCTGGCTGCCTCCGCTTCACTCATACCAAAGTGCGCTTGTGCGGCCACGATGTAATCGATCGCCCGAAATTCGTTGGTGGCCTCGTTAGTTTCGTTGCGCTGCAGCTGACGAACCTTCGCTTTACCAACCACTCCATGCTGCATCAGGTGCCGGGCAAATATAATGATTTCGTCTTTTGGCATCAGGCCGGGCTGATATGCGATCGTGCCATCTTCTTCGACCCACTCACCAATAGCATCGGTAAGGTCATCATCGCAGCACGCCTGCAATACCAGCATTGACGCTAAGAGCATGTTGTCATTTGCAACGTTAAAAGACGGCGCCATCCAGTCAGGGATCACCTTAAATCCGGTTTCGCAGGTGGCCAAGAGTTTCTGGACCTCGCTTCCATGAATTTGTGCATAGATGTTAACGATCTCGCCAGGGTCACCAAGCCCCATCATTGCTGATAGCGATGGCCGCAGCAGGTAGTCCTTCCCGCCCTCCCGGCCGTCACTAATGGCTACCTCGCCAATTTCTTTCATGGCTACTACTGTCATGTTTCACCCAGGGTAACGATCATTATCAAGGGCAGCACGCCGCCCTTTGGAATGTCCGTTAGGTAACGGTAACCGTATGCACGGCCACAAAGTTTCCGTCTTCGGTGTTGATGATGATCTGCGCGCTGCCGGTGGCGACACGCGTCACGGTAACGGTGTTGCCGGATGCGGTAGCCGTTGCCTTTGTCGCATCGGTAGTCGCTACAGTGAAGTCTTTGTTGGTTGCGCCTGTTGGTGCGATATTCACCGTAAAGGTACTGGTACCGCCTGCCGCGCCGGTGCTGGTTGTCGGGGTTACCGTCACGCCAGTCACCGCAACCGCAGTGATTTCGTTCACTTCGATGGTGCTCGCATCGCCGACTTTGAACTCAGTAGAGAACGTGACGATATCGTTGGTTCCCCCATCAGAGCTCAGCGCAGTGATGTTCATGTAGCCGATAAATTCAACCGGTCCGTAGTCCATGCGCACCCAGATACCAGGCTGGCGCTTGGCCTTCAGCTCATCAGCGAAATACTTGATGAACTTGCCAACACCGTACTGGTCCAGTTTGTCCTTCTTGCGCACTTCACCTTCAAAGCTCAGGGTGAAGTCACTGTTGGTGATGATGGTCTCGACATAGCCGCCGCCGTCATCCGCATCAGAGGTAACCGAGTTCGGGTTGAAGTCGAAGCCTTTCGACGTACCAGCAGCCAGCGCCTTCCACTCAGATTCAAGTGGCTTGACGTCCGGGCAGCCATCGGCGACTTCCAGCACGACCGCACCGCCGAACAGGCGCTCGTTCGAGTTAGGGCAGTTAGCCATGTGAAACTCCTCTTTGACGTATAAAAGAAAACCCGCCGGAGCGGGTTATTTGGTTGGGATGGCTATTCGCCGTAAGTGCAGGCGAACTGGAGTCGGAAGACTATTCGCCCTTCTTCTGTGAGCACCGGCGCGGGGATTGCGCCCATGTTCTGGATGTAGCCGACACACTCGTCAGCCATGGGGTTGGCCTGGACGTAATCGACGATGCGCTGAACGGCATTGAGCGCGTCTTTGCGCTTGTCTTTCGCGCCGACAACGTCGACCAGGACGTGGTACTCAGAGCCAAGATCGGTGCGGATATTCGACCCGCCGTTTGGCCTGAAGACCATGATCGCCTTCGACAGGTCGCCAGGGTCGTCGTACATCAGCTGCTGCACCGTGAAGCCAGCCGTTAGCCCGGCGTCGCCGAACATGTTGCGCACCCGCTCATGCATCATCGGCGTCATAGCGACATCTCCTTGGCAATCACAGCATCGATTTGTCTGCGCGTATCCTCAAAGCCTTTCGTGAGGAACTCTTTCCTGGCTGTGGCTCGTCGGAATGTCTGAGGCACGTTCGGGTCGTGAACATACACCGCGTAATTAGCGGAGTATCCAACGCGACCGGTCACGCGATTGCCGTTCACGGTTATGTCGCGAAACTGACTATTCAGCAGCGTAGACGTGTCGATCGGCGTATAGAGTGCAGCCTGCGAGCCTCCGATAATCAGCGCCGACTGCATGGCCCTGATGGTCTTGCGGCCCTGGATGTCGCCGACTAAGGCATTTAGGTTTTTGCGCGCCTGGCTGATACCCTTCACTTTGATGCCCATGCTTAAACCCCAGTAATTATCGCCCAGTCGTCTTCCAGGCCTTCCAGCGTGTCGTTCCACCGCGTCACGTGGCGAACCTCATCAGCGCCAGCGCTAAGTGGGTCTGGATTGGTGCTGGGGCCGATAAGGATGTAATCGCCTTCGTCAGCCAGCGCATAGGCAGTGAAGAAGGTGTTTTTTACGACAACCTCTTTGCCGAGCGAGCCGAGCTTAGCGGACAGGCCGCCGATGTAGTCGCACATGACGATTTCTGGTTGCTCGTAGGCCGCGATGGGGTCGCCCCACTCATCCTTGCCGCCTGCCCCCTTGCGCCATATCGTGCATGGCTTGTTGTATGACCATGAAGCAGTAGACGACATCAGCCCTCCCTCCAGCGCAGCACCTTCGCACCAGTCGCCCGGATGCGCTCACAGTTGATGAACCACTCGCCGCCCGATTTCACGTAGCCGGTAGTCTCTCGCCCGGTGTCGGTCAGCACCCAGACGCGAACGAATGGGCGCGGCAGCCGGACGCTTACAGGTGTCCACGTCATCACTTATCCCCACACATGCAACCTCCCTTCCCGATCCAGATACCAGCGAATGCAGGCGCAGCTGTCGGGTCGGCAGGGATGAGAGCAGTAGCGCAGCCGTACTTATCAAGTCCACGCAGCAGATTTAAAGAGCCCTTCCAGCGGTCCGAGAGTGACTGATAGCGGAATGATTCTGACGCCCCACTCGGAGCGGTGTGACTGGACACGTACTTGTCACCCTGCCACAGCGCCATCATGCCCAGCAGGTAGGACTGAATCAGCAGCGCGGTAGCTGGAGAGTAATGGGCATCAAGGCATTCCTGAATGCTGTTGGCCTGCTCTACGAGCGCCTCTAAGATGAAATCAGGCAGCGTGATACCGACTGACTTCAGATATTCCTTGGCCTGTTCTGTGGTGATCATGCGAACCTCTGAAAGCCCTCCGGAGAGGGCATAAAAAAACCGCCTTAGCGGCGGCTGTTATTCAGCGGGGAAAAGCTTTTCGAGCTCGCCTTCCGGCAGCAAATCGGACAGCTTTTCAGCCCCCAGATTGCCTTTAAACTCAATGCCCAGCTCAGTCAGCCGCTCCTGGATAACCTCTTTGCGAGATTTTTCTCCGGTACCGCCCTGTGGTGTCGCTGGAGTTAACTGGCCGCCAGCCTCACCCTGCATCAGACGGACGTTGGATTTCAGCGCCGGGTGAAGCTCTTTCAGCTCCACCACATCGCCACGCTTAACGCCGCTCCAGGGGCGAATCACTTCGTATTTAGCCATGATGACCCCTTATGCCAGAACGGCGCCGTAGACAACGCCAGAGAGCCCCTGATCGTCTGCGGTGATTTGCAGACCTTCAGCAGACATGATCTGGAAGTTGTAGTTAACGTTTGGCAGTGGACGAGGCAGCGGAACAACACCGACAGCCATGCCTACCAGTGGAGAAATCACATCGCGACGACGGACATACGCAATGAACTCGTTGCCCGTTAAGGCATAGGTCATGCGGATCTCTTTGACCGGCGCGAATGGCAACACGGCGTTCATAACATTTCCGCTTACTACGCCATTTACCACATACGGCTGCGCCAGGTTCGCCCAGATTTCAGGAGAAACCCACATCACATCGTACTGAACCACTTTGTTATTGCGAGCCATGGTGCCGAATGCGCCCTTGCCAAAGAAGGCAAAGAGTTCGGTCATCGTCGCGGTGGTCAGATCGATATTTGCACCACCTGCGCCGGAACCCAGATTGATTTTCTGAGTGTTACGGTGGTTTTTGATGCCCTGAGCCGGATATGACTGCACCTGAATGTTAGAATCACCGTTCAGATAGTAGTTAACGCGCTTCTGGTTGAACTTGCGCATCTTCGCCATCTGCGAATCCAGCACCAGATCAATGCCTACAGAGTTAAGGCCAGCGGCATGACGCCAGTTGACGCCATAACCCGCGGTGAATACCGGGATCGGGTCGCCGTCGGTGCCGTAGTCGGTGTGGTCGAAGGAGAACGGCGCCTGACCGTCGATGCTAACAGACACATCATCAGCGATATCACCGATCACATTGTACAACTTGGCGGTTTTACCGACCGGGAGGACAGTCTGAACGCCGATAAGGTCGTTCACGATCTCCATGCCAACTTCCTGATCGCGCAGTTGCAGCACCTGGTTGTCAATCTCAGCCCAGAAGTCACGGGAGAAACCGCCAACAGCGTTACAAGCCAGCATGTCAGGCGTCATGATTGCGCGGTTAGCCGCAATGATGGAATCGTTCTGCAGGTTCCACATGTTGCGGTTTGCCCAAAGTTCGCTCCAGTGCCCGCCGAGGCGGGAGTTAGTCGCCAGCGTCTCTTTAGAGAAGTACATATGTGTTTGTCCTTTTGTTACGCGCCAGCTGCGGCGACAGTGCCAACGCGCATGCGCACGCGAATGAAGTCGGTGGTGCTGGCCGCGATGGTATATTCATCCTGGCTGTAGCCGATCACTGAGTCAGTGTCGGAGGTGGCAAGGGTGAATTGACCAGCCGTACCCAGCTTGATCGGACTGTCTTTCTTATAAGCGCCAGGCAGGCAGCGTAACGCCAGCTCGCGGCCTTCTTCGACGTAGTTGCCGACAGCTGAATCACCGACAGGGATTGATTCAGTGATGGTCAAACCCTGGTGGTAACCAACATCGATGATGTACAGGCGGCCGGTTAGCGCGGTGGCCTGGGCGAACTTATCCGATGAGTTGATGGTTGCGGCGGTGCCTGGAAGCAGCGCGGCGGCCGTAGTGCGGGTTTCGGTCTTGTACAGAGACTGACCGTCGATATTAACGCGACGATAACGTGGCATTATTCCGGCTCCTTACTTGAAGTGTTCGTCAGCGGCAGGTGCGCCGGTTTCTTTGTGCTGCTGTGCATTATTGGTGCCCAGCGGAGCAGCTTCGCCCAGTGACTTGAACATCGCGTCCAGCGCTTCGCCTGACAGTGCGTTAGCCACGATATCGCCATGGACCTTCGCAACCGCTTCGCGCTTTGTTTTCTCTTCGGCGCGAGAGTTGGCAGTCAGGGTTTCCGCGAGTTGCTGCTGATTGGCCTGTAGCGCGTCAACCTTTTCCGCGAGAGGCTTGATAGCCGCTTCAGTATTGGTCGCAACAGCCTGGCCGATCATGCTGCCGATTTGTTCCAGTTCTTCTTTGGTTAAAGGCATGTCGCCCTCCGTTTTGTGGTTTGGTGCAGGCTGTTCCTGCGGTGTGAATAGAGCTTTGAATTTGTTAGCGACGACTGCCACCCACGACTCCTGGCGCGCTACTGCGGTGCCGGTGTCGTCGAAGGTGATAACTCCGCCCTCAGACTTGTAGCCAAACACCTCAGCGTTGCCGCCGTTGCGGATGATTACCGCTTGCGAGTCAGTGAAGTCAGCAACCCAGGCGTAATCATCCGCACCCGCCGCAAACTTCGCTTTGGCTGCGCGATCGAGACGCTGCTCGCGCTCCCGGTAGGATTCGCCCACCAACGCGCCGGAGTTTGCCTTAAGCGGCTGCGCCAGATCGGCATTGACCATCAGGCCAACACCTTGCTCAGGGGTGGCCGCTCCGACTTCGTGCAGAAGGATTGCGTCATGGTCCATGCCGTGGATGTCCGCTACCCACTCAGCACCCGTTGCGCGTTGTTGCTCGTTCGGCTCAAGCTGGTCGAGGAATGCGGCCACACTGGTATGAATCGGCGGAACGTCTTCACCGCGCTCAATCGCAGCGACGCGTTCAAGCAGCTCCCTGCCACCCTCCGATTCGCTGGCACGAGCCACATCAACCCACTTTTCGAGGTAGATGCGATTACCGGACTTCTTAACGTTGCGGTTCCATGCGCCGATATGGCCTGCGTTAATTCCCTCAGGCGAGAACGCAGACACGAACTGACCGTTAACCTGAGGATGTCCCAGTGGTGCCAGTGTGCCTTCCAGTCCCTTATAGTGGGCGTCGATTTGCTCTTGTGTGTACAAGCCGCCATTCATGACGACGTTCGCCGGAAGTGTGTAACTCGGTAGCACCAGGTGCTCACGCCCGTTGTATTTTTCGCGCCGGATAGACTTGCTGTTCACCTTCGTGGTGATGTTGACCTGCATAGGCATAACTATTTCTCCGCCCAGGCGTAACCGCGCGCCTGCATCGATTTATATTCCTGTTTGAGTTTCGTGATGGTGTCCGGGTATTCCGGCTTGCCGTCCGCATCCACCAGCACCGACTGCTGGCTGCATTTGCAGTTGATGGAGTTGCCATCTTTGCTGTACCAGTCACGCACCTCTTCGTTGGTGTAGAGGTGGGCATGGCGCACTGCGTGGGTATGTCGCGTTGTCGGTGACAGAGCCGATATGTGAACCAGAAGCGTTTTAAGGCCGTAAAGGTCATTCGCCTCCTGGTCTTCATCCCACTTAGCCCGGCGCAGCGCGGTAGTCACTTCAGTGCGTGCTATCCGGTTCGCCCGGAGCTTCTCGATGCCGGTCTGGTCTGTCAGGTTGCGGGCAATGTCCAGCGGATTGAGCCCGCGACCCACACCATCAGTAAGCACACGCGCCATGTCGCGCTTAACGTCAGCTGTCAGCCCCTTCATTTCCTCAAACACACGCGCATGCACCAGTGCCATTCTTTGCTGGTACGGGTCGCTTGCGAGGATTGACGCCAGCGACTCACGCCCGGCTGCGTACACCGGCGACTGCTGGCTGAGGTTGTAGAACGACTGCCCGGTCCCTTTCTCCGAAGCCAGATCGATGTACTCGTAAAACCACAGGTCGTAATCGCCACCTTCAAGCAGCACCTGATCCACCAGGTAACTGGCATCGTTCAGAATGATGGAGAGTAGCGTTGGGTTTAGCTGGTATTCGTATCTGGCGTTTACTGCGAGGGAGGAAGGTATTTTGTCGAGTGCTGATTTGTACGCTTTGCCAATCTTATTCATCCGCCTGGCGAAGTCTTTCATTGCCCGGCGTTCCAGCGCATCAGCTCCAGTCGGATCCTGATAGTTACGCGGCAGAATCGGTGGCTTCGTCTTCTTCGTCGCCATCCTCTTCTCCTAACGGCTCTTCGTCGTCATTGTCATAGCCCGCAGCTGTGCGAATCTCTTCACGGCTGAATGCTGGTTCATCGCCGCTGCCCTGCATGGTCTGGTTAATCTCGCCCATGGTCTTGGCGTTAGTGAGCTTCTCAGTACCGGTCTGTTCGTTAAGGTCATCCCAGATAACAGCCTTCTGGCTGACTGAGTCTACGATTTGCAGATCGATAAGTTTGTCGCAGAGGTCCTCTATTTCGAAAGAGAGGTCTACGCGGCGCGACTGACAACGAGCATTAAAGTATTTCTGGTCTTCGGTACTGGAGCGCTCGGCCTGCTGATTACCAACCAGAATGCGCGTCGGGATATCAACTCCTGCGGCGGCTGTTTGCAGGTTTACGTTATAGGTTGGAGACGGATCAGAAACCGGAGAAACGAGTGAGGTTACGCTGGCCCCCTGGAGAGAAATCAGCACATCATTTCCGCGATTCATCTCGCGAGCAGCGTCATTAAATTTATCCTGCAACTCATCTACTTTAACGCCGTACATAGATGCAATGCTGCCAAAGTCGATTTCCTTGTCGAAACTAAGTGCTAACTGGCGAGCGGCGTTCTTCAGGAATGACTCACCAGACCCTCCCTCTACTTTTTCCAGGCTCACAAAGGCGTTATAAGCTGGCTCAAGGAAGCCAATAGCATCGTCTGAGTAATCGCCAAGGATGAAAACGCGATCAGGGTGGATATTGACGCGGCGGCTTGAGCCATTCGGCAACCGCTCGGCGTACTGCCACATTTTCGGCTGTCCGTACGTCTGCGAGTTAAGTCCAGTGTCCCACTCGCTCACCGTAAGCGATCCGGCCCATGCCACGGATATTTTCTGAAGTCCCCGGCCTTTGGTTACCGGTAGGCTCCAGTCTTTTTCGTCGCGGATGTGCAGAAGGATTCCTGCATAACGACCGACAAGACGGCGGCGATCAGCCTCAGAGAATGAGCGCCAGAACCGGTTGGTGAATACCTGTTTGGACTTTCTCTCCCAGGCGGTTTCGTCTTCGCTCTCGTCGGCGTCATCACCCTCGATGATTTCCGGGTTCGTCTGCCAGCATTTACCAACCAGCTTCTCCACCGCACCGTGAGCTATGCCGCCGCGACGGTAAAGCGAGTAGAGATTGTCATAGGTGATTTGCTCAGGGAAGCCGTACTCGCACCATGCTGAATGGCGCTTATTGTCCAGCCCCATCGCCGGTGCCATCAGGCCCATACGGGCGCGCGCCATCCGCGCATCGTTCAACGCATGGTTGACGGCGAGGGTTAATTTGTCAGTCATGGTTAGTCCGGTGGTGGATTTATGGCAATAAAAAAGCCGCTCAGTGGCGACCTTAGCAATTAGTGAGGCGGCTGGACTCGAACCAGCACTCAGGTTCAGCATTAGCATCATGCCTGCCCTGCCGGTAATCCGGTTAATGCATTACTCTACCCATCTAACCCGCAAGCGGGAATTGAGTTACGCCTCATTTTCAATTTAACGCCCTTGCAGGCGCTTCGGGATCATCATCCCGGCCATCTGACCTTTACGTTTAATGTGTCCGTCGAGGCTGTAGCGGATACCGTCCCAGCAGTGCTCAAAGCCGTCGGCCAGTTTCGGCAATACCTCGCCGGTGATGCGGTCCGTCCTGTACGACCACATGCGAGCCTCTCTCGCTACGTTCTTGCAGCGTGGATGGATAATGATTTCGTCGAAGCCGCGCAGATGGGCGATCCCATCCTCAACACTCCCCTGCCACTTCTCAGCAGCTGAGATATTGAATCCCTGCCGCTTGAGATAGCTGATTGTCTCAGGTCGGGCTGAGTCGGCTTTGATGGGCCAGTCACGAGAGCCTGGAATTGTGTCGTACAACTCCGGCATGTGGTCAAGCTCGGTCTGCTGGCCGTATGCCTCATATTCGACATAGAGCCGATTATGCAGAATGAAAGAGCGCACCAGTGTGTTGGGGTCTTTGGCGAAACCAAAGTCAGCACCGAAGAACAAGCGTTCGGCCTCTTTCCATAGGCTCTCCGAGAACTCAGCGATCCGGTATTTACCGGCCAGCACCTGCTTATCGGAGTTTTCGAGGTAAGCCCCCTCCCATACCCAGGCATAGGTTGCCGGGTCGAGTCGGCGCTCATCGTTCAGTCGCTCACCTTCCAGCACGTCGGGGAACCACGGGTTATCCGTGTAGTTCATCTCAACGGTGATGCAGTCGTCGCCAGCCTCTTTGCGGAAACGCTTATCCGTGGCGCTACCGTCGCGCTCAGGGTTCCATGTCACCCAAATCTCAGAGCCTTCTTCACGAACTGTCGGGCTCAACTTCTGCCAGGCTATTTCACTGACTGATTCGGCCTCATCAACCCAGCACAGCAGGATACGCGCTTTCGACTTGATGCTGTCGAGGTTATGCCGCAGACCGCAGAACACGTAGTTAACGCTCTTGTCGATGGTGCGGATGTACTTCTCGCCGATATCAAAGTTGGAAGCCAGCCACGGTACAGACAGGATCGCCTGTTTCACCTCCTGCATGCTCGACTCTTCCAGCGAGTTCATGAACTCACGCGCGCAGAGCACTACGCCGCTTTCACCGTTCATCATCGACTGGTAAGCCTTTACCGCAGTCATCAGTGCGAAGGTGCGCGTCTTGGCGCTACCACGTCCACCGTGCGAGCATCGATAACGCTTATTCACCGCAGTGAACAGCGGCGCAAGCTTGGCGGGGATCGGCAGTTGAACGGCTTCACTCATGATTTCGGCTCAACGGGGAGCAACTGGATGACAGTCGGCTTCGGAGTCATAGTTCCGTCTGAAGATTTGTGGTCGATTTCCTGGCTGACTTTGTCGCCGTACTTTTTCGGGTTCATGCGGGCCAGGGCCCATTTTCGCGTGTCGATGCGAAGACGTGCTTTGGCTACTGCGGCAGCCTCTTCATTCACACCGTCAGCGATATCGAACATATCTTCGAAAATCGCATCAGCGCGTGTCTCAGTGGCTTTCGCGTATTGGTCGCGAAACTCTGCATGTTGTGCCAACCAGCGGAATACCGTCGCCTTGTTAGGCATCCCTGGTCGGTCACAAACTTTGCGCAGGCTTTCCCCATCGGCAAGCAGTGAACAGATGTCAGCAGCCACCTCTGGTAGATAATCAGAAGGGCGGCCAGTCTTTGGTTTGGTCGCCATAGTTTCGTTACTCCGCTGTTTGTTCTTCTGGCTGTTCGGTCTGCTCTGCCGGTACAGGCGTGAACTCCACGCGCTTTACATCGGCAGGAGCGAAGTAAAGCCACTGTCCCGTTTCAGTCGCCAGCGGCACGAAGCCGTTTACCAGCTCAGGCTGACGTCGTGACATCTTGCCCGTGAAGGTTTCGCCAGTCTGGGTTGTAAGGGTGATTTGGTAAATGTTGGACATAAAGCCTCTTATCCCCTACAGGGTATATTTACGATTTATCCGCTATATCCATTACGATGGGTCTGCCCATGGTGATAGCAATAGAGAACCACCAGCCCAGTGGCTCACTGTTTTTTTGATGTGGCTGAACACTCCAACCTGACAGCTTCGCTTATGGGAAACTTCCCATACCCACTTAATGTCACACTGCTAAATTCAAGGTGTATCGAATATGCATTTGCATGCCCTCAAAAGTATTTGGATTCCCTTCCTTTGAGGGTTTCTTTTCCCATTATCAAGCCCACCCGGAGATGAGCTTTGGAATGGAAAGCCGTTGTGAAAGTGGCTCTCAAAAAACCACAGATTTGTGGTTATGCGGCCAGGCGGTGCTGTTCTTCGATGAGTGGCTGTCGGTGATTGCGCTCGAACATACCGCGCAGCACTTCTTTGCGTTGTTCGAAGTCCCACCCCATGCTGATAAACACGGTGTTAGCACGCTGTAGCTCGGTGATGCAGTGAATTTGTTCCGGCGTCAGGTAGTCGCGGATCGGCTCTTTCTTCCCGATTTCGTGATGCACGCGGAACTTGGCCGCCGTCATGCCCAGCGCCAGCCTGTTAATCAGGTCAGCCTCATTGGAGAAATGATGCGGTGCAATCTGCTTACCCTGAGCCTCTCGCTCATGTTTAATGGCGTCTGTCATAGGCTTGTATTCCAGGCGCGCCGAGTTGCGATCCATCTTCTTTTTCGCCAGCGCACTGCGCATAGTGAAGAATTCAGCTACCAGGCGCTTTTTGAATTCACGCACAACTTCATTGTTTCGCATGTAGGTGATCAACAGCGTGGTTTGCTGTTCGTTTAGCAGTGCTATTTCCTGCTTCTGCATGCCTCCATCGGTTTGAAAGGGTCGCATTTCAAATTCCACCCTTCCGAACTCTTCGAGGTCGCTTTTGTACTTCCTGATGAGTTGAATCACTGGCTTGTGATCCTTCATGACACCACTGGCGATCACTACCGAGTTGGTGACCAGGTCGAGCTTCTTGATTTCAACTAATTGCATAGCGTGTACCTTTCTTTGAGATGAACCTTTGCCGCATAGGAAATCAGCCCGTCGAGGCTCGCCAGCACTAACTGACTTCCTCAAAGGCTCATTTCAAAGGGTTTGGTTCGACGTGGTTTGAATGCGCTGCGGTGCGCGGTGAAATTCGGGCATAAAAAAGCCCGACCGAAGTCAGGCTCTGTTATTTGGGTGACGAATCACTTAAGACACTGCTCTTTGATGTAGTCCTGCATGCCGCGAATCATTTTGTCAGCGGTTGCGATTCCGTCCCGGTGATCGAAATAATTCCGTCGAGCGTCTGGAGTAAGTTCGGGGGTTCCTGCATCATCCACGCCGGTGGCGGAGGTGGCTTTTGACACTCCAGGGCAGGTTGCGGCGATGCGCAGCCGTTTAGCGCCAGAATCGACATCCCGACGCAAATCGTTAATGGTCTTTTTCGCATCGGACAATTCCTTCGTATATTTGGCATCCAGCACAGCCACATCTCGCTGGCGCACCTGCATATCTTTGATGGTGGCGTTAGCCAGGCGGAGATTCTTGGTGGCTTTGTCGCGCTGGTCTTTGTAGGTGATGGCGTTGTCGCGGTAGTGGTTCACGAAGAAAGCCAGTACGCCGATTAACGCCAGCACCAGCAACTGCATCCAGTAACGCTTAACCAGCGCGCCAATCATGATAGGAACAGAGCCCGCTCTGCCTCCCGCCGACGTGTCAGCCCATTCAGCACCTTCCCACCAGCTTTATTCCAGCGCAGGAACTCATCGGCAGCGCCAGCATAATCACCAGCGTTGAGTTTTCGCAGAAGGGTCGATGTCGACAGTGACCGGGCGCCGAGGTTGTACGTGAATGACACCAGGGCGTCGAATTGCCCCTGAGTCAGACCAACTTTAACCAGGCGAGACACGTCGCTTTCGTAGCTGACAAGTCCGGTCTTCAACAGGCGCTCTGCCGTTTCCTGCTTAATTGTCATACCGGCACGGATCGGTTTCCCGTCGACAGGCTGAGTCCAGCCATAGCCGATCGTCCAGACGCCAACGCTGTCCTGGTACGCGGTAAGCCTGCAGCCTTCGAATTGCTTGATCAGGGCAATGCCTTTATCACTGGTTTGCATGGACTACTCCGTTATAACGACCTTCGCCAGGTTCCCACGTGCCAGCCACACCGCTATGCAGATGACGGAGTTCAGAAGCAGATCGCCGAGGTTAACCTGTACGTAGTGGCCGAGCAGAATGTTGAAGGCGTTGAATCCTGCGGCAAGGATGACCAGATAGGCCAGCACCGCGACACTCAGGCGATGACGCTTTCCCTCTTTACGGAAAAACATCAGCCTGACCATTATTAACAGGCAAACTATGGCGTTTGCATCCATCAGAAGAAGCTGCCATGTCATTTATCTTCCTCCCCCAGCCCCGGCATCTTCCCGCTTTTGGATTTGCGGAGAATGCGCAGCAGGACTGCCACGGAAATGGAAGCAGTGACAATTGCACCGACAGCTGGCGATACTTCAATGCTGGCCGGTGGCTTCATCAGGCTTAACGGCGTGTTGATGATTCCGGCCATGATTTTCGCCATGGGTACGGAGAAGAACACGCCACTGATAAACGATATCAGCGCAAAGATAGCCTGCTTCCAGAGTTGATGGGGATCTGAGGTCAGAACGTATAGCGCCGTTCCGGCGAGTGATCCGAGCATCACTGCTGGAGTCGCCTCCGGAAACAGCGTGGCAAAGGTTACACCGACTGATGACGATGTAAGACCAACGCCTACGATAGTGAAGGTCTCAGACATATTTATTCCGTGTGTAGTTGGTTCAGGCCCTCGGGACGATTTAACAAGAAGGCATGTCGATGATGGTTCCCGGGGCCTGGAATAAAAAACCTGGCGACAGGCTGGCAATGTGAGGGTAAGGCAATGTCGGCTATCTGGCCGAAGGGTCCCAGGTAGTGGGTTTGGTTTGCGGTGGCTGAAGTCGCGTTTTTGCCGTCCCCATTAGACCCGGCTCAAGGGTTTTGATGTCCCCGATTCATCAGCACTGTCATCTTGTGCTTCACCACAACGGCCAGAGCACTGCGCGGCACCTTTCACCAATCCGCGAGGTCTACGGGTTCAATGCTCTTACCTGTTGTGTAGATACGAAAAAGCCCAAGGCGTTAACCTCGGGCTTGAATTCTTTGTGTCGACAATCAAAGCTGTGGCGACGATATCAGATTTACATGAAATATATGCGTTTCAATCCAGTTTTGCAAGACTTCTATCTAAATTTGTCGCCTTTTGTTGTGAACGTGATCGCGTAACCTGCAACAAAGCTCCACTGTCCAGGCGCAGGAAGATGCGGCGCATCTCTACCCATCGGTCCGTAAAGGTCTCTGACCAGTTCTTTGGTGTTACGCCAACCAGGTCCGCCAGCGCCTGATATTCGTACGTATCACGCCCTGCCAGCTCTGCTTTGACGTCCTGCGCCGCCAGCCAGATAAGCTTCTTCAGTCGCTCCATCGTCTTGCCGGCCACCTTCTTCGCGCCGAGCTGCTCACGGAACTCTGCCCACGCCCACTGGGTGATCGCCACCTGGTATTCGAAGCGGATATTCTCGCTGTAGTTCCATAGCAGCCATGCTTTCTGATGGTCTTCCAGCGACAGGACAGCGCGGCGCCACGATGCGGTAACGAACTCAACCGGGCCCACCAGCGCGATTGACGATCCCTTCGCGCGTGACTGGCTGCCGCTCATCGCCGGGCCGTCCGGGTTAACTTTGCGGCCGGTGACCGGGTCAGTGATTTTCTTGCGCCCCCGGCTGCGCGCCGTCGCGGTGAATTGCGCGTTCTCAGCGAAAGCTACCAGCTGCCCTTTCGTCGCCCCGCTGAGGTCTGCGGTCGCCACAATGAGCTGCTGACGTACGTATTCCAGTTGCTGACTGTTCATGCGGCTTCCTTCTGTGGCTGGTTGGTTTTGGTCTGGCTGTGCTTTGCTACTGGCGGCATGCTGGCGCGCTTAACGCTTTCTGCCTGGTATCGCAGGAAGTCGGTGTGGTTCATGCGGACTCCTTCTGCTTTGGTCCGCGATATTCACCATACAGAGGTGTTCTTCCTCTTGGCCTGGTATGCCTGTGGGTTACTTTGGGAGAAAAAAGCGCATCCTCTACATTCATTCCATTTTTTAGTCGACGCTTGATGGATGTTTCTGATACCGAAACGCGAGGGTCCCTTGACCATTCTGTGGCGGTTTTCGTTTCGCCATTGAAAGTTATGGCTGTGCGTCCTTTTTTTGTGTGCTCAGGGATATGCACTCGAGAGCGCATAACATTACACGCCCGGCAAAGCACCCTAAGGTTTGAGTCCGCATTGTTATCGACAACCTCATCGATGTGATCAATATGCGCGGTTTTCCATGTGACCTTCTTGCCGCATTTTTCGCATGGTGGAAGTGTTTCTCCATAGCGGTCGTAAACAACTTTTCGGTGCTCATATACGCAACCATTCGCCATTGATAGTGGGTGATCAGGAATTTTGAGCATTTGATATCCCTTCGCATTTTTATGCCGGAATTTCCCTTTACCATTTTTTGTGAGTTCGTAGGTCCCGTAGCGCATCATTCGGAAGTAGTGCATTTGACAGACACCCTTCCCTGGGTAGTGTTTGCATTCACGATCACAACCTTCAACTTTGCATTTCATGCTGCACTCTCCTGTAATTTTTGACGGCGCTTCATCAGTGCATTGGCCCTGCGGGAAAAAATTGCTTTCACGCGCTTCAGGTATGTAACGTCAAACCGGCGTGGGGCATTGTCAGCTTCGAGCCGCTCTACGCGCTCAAGGCCGATGCGATCAATCAGGCGGATCCGGTAATCAACAGCATTACCGCTCAACTGCCGGTTACAGCGGGTGCAAGCGGAGTGGACGTTAAACACGTTGAATTTGAGGTGTGAGGCAGCGCCGCGCGAACGGTAATGGCTGGCATCAATGGCGCTGCCAGTCAGGTAATTGCTTTTGCCGATGAGTGGATTGCCGCAACTGACACATGGCTTACCTTCATCACGGATCCGGATGTAGCGATTGAAAGCTGATTGAGCCTCTTTATCCCACTGGGATTTAGACTTGAGTGACTCGCGCTTTTCTTGTCGGCGTTTGCGACCAGCTTTCTCGGCTTCTTTCTGTTCACTGATGCGCTTAGCGGCCTCTTTGACCTTCTGCTTTGCCCTCAACTCCAGCGCGTAGATGGCGCCATGCTCAGGGCAGCACCACCAGACGTTGTCGAAGGTGGCGGTGAACTTCTCTTTGCATACCTTACAGGTGCGACGGGTAGGTTTACGCATGACCTCTCCTCGCCGCTAGACGCAGCCATTTCTGATCCACCAGGCGGGCGGTGTAGCCTTTCAAGGTCGGGATGTCGGACGGCTTAACCGCGGGCTTACGCTTGCGGCGCGCCGGAACGCGGAAGATTTCGTTTGTGATGACGCGTGCGAGAGGGCTAGCCATTACGCAACCCTCCCGAAGTAATCACCTGAGTAGCGAACTTCACGGAGTTGCACGCCGTTTTGCATAGCAAATGCCTGGCTGTATTCGATGAGACTGGTCATGCGACGGATGCCCATCTTCGCAGTGCTTTCCCGGATGGCGCAGAACTCCCCTTCCAGACCCGGCACCACTTCACCAGGCTTACCGGTGGCAATGGCATGGCCTGAGACATACAGGACTTTCCATGAAGCGAGGTCGCGTGACTTGCCAGCCCATTGCAATTGCTTCGCTGTATCGCCACAGAGAGCGTGGAAGAGGTCGTTTTGGGCGAGAGTGCGGTCAGCCTCAGAAAACTTCACCACGAGCGGCAGAGCGTCGTTAACGGGCAGCTTCCTGATGTAGTCGATGAGGTTATTGCGAACGCGTTCGTCGCGGAGGTAGAAAACTGGCTGCTTCATACGCCACCTCCGAGAGGTAACGCAGAATGCAGAAAATCGCCGGTGCATTTCTGCATCGGTGACAGGTGAAGATGTTCAGATTGTGGTCGCATTTAAGTCCCCTTAAATGCGCAGAAGTCACCGGAGTTGTTCAGGCTCCGATGACATGATTATAACATCACTTTTGAAAAATGATTACCAAAAATCAGTCACCACTATCTGCGAGTTTTTGCATGGCATCGCCATAATGTTCCATGCCTTTGGCAAGCGCCTGAGTAACCTCCTGCTGCGGTGCTGCTGGTGCGGCGGAGAGCATTTTCGAGTAGCAATGCACCGTATTCAGCCAGAACCCAACCACCGATTGTCCAGCACGCAACATATCTTTTGTTGGGTCAATCGGAACAAGTTTCCAACCATCGGGAATCACCGGAGAGTTGAGCTGTTCGGAATTACCGAACGACTGAAGCATGGCTGCGCGATAGGCGTTCCAGCCGACAGCTTTTCCGTGTTCAAACGCGCTGTCAAAGTCATCATCCATTTCCATCGCATCAGGCACAGATACCGGCGCTGTCGGGGCGGCGCGGTACAGAAGCACATCACCCATCTCTGCTCTGGATGCTGGCCATACATCTGCATCAGAGCCAGGTTTGAGATAATCAAGATTGGACTGGTCGATAACGCACACAGCCTCCGCTTCGAGCGATGCCAGCGCAATACGCGCCAGTTCATTCAGGATTGCCACATCAGCGTGACCGAGGGTGTAACCAGCTTTCAAATCGGCAACTGCTTGCACAGCCTGTTTGTCGATGTTGCTCATTGGGCGGCCTCCCCTTGACGAATTGAGTTGATGTACGCTTTGAACGCCTCTCCATCATCGCGACTGGTACCCGCATGATTCTCGCCAACAGTCCATGAGGCCTTTGCTAATCCACCGGGGAATCTAAAATAAACCGTGATGTCTTTCTTATGGCCGATGTAGGCCGTGGCGTCTGTAATTCCAGGGAACTTTGCTTCCGCTTCCGCAATTGCTGCCTGCTCTGCCTCACGAGTACGCTTGCGTTCTGCTTCGCAATCAAGGCGATGATTAATCCAGCGCGCCTCGCACTCCATATCGCAATACGCGGCATCTCCATCCCATACGCGGCCTTCCGTCTCTTCATCAACGTGACGACTGCAATAAGAGCACTCTTGCCAAAAACCAAACTCTTCAACCAGAACGCGAGCTGGAACACGACCAATTTCGGCGTATTTGTCAGCCCCTGGGATGCGCTTACATGATACGCAGTTGAATTCCTCTTCCAGTTCGTTCGCGCCTTCACGGCGAGCTACGACATTACTTGTAGCGAAACGGATAATCCCGTATTCGTCGCCCTGCACGTAATACGCTTTCATAACTTGCATTTTGTCGCTCATGACTGCACTCCTTTGCGAAGCTGGGCGGCGAATCGTTCAGCATCAACAGCACTGCCGCAATATGCAGCGCGAGTCATGGAATCCAATTCGTCGCGGTTCTTTCTGACGTATTCCTTCTGGCTTTCAGCAAACAACTCCACTCCCTGCGCCCGCACTTCAGCCAGGAAAGCGTCGGTAGCCGGGGTTTCTGGTAATTCTTCTGGAATAACTTCTGAGTAGACGCGTTCCATAGCTTCGCGCCAGCCATATTCACAGGCGCCATAACCATCAGTCTGTAGACTGTTATCCTCAACACCACAACCCATTCCCAAGCTCTGGTAGGCAGGCTCATTGCTGGGGTCAATTACAGACATCAGTACAGCGCTAAGCCCTGCATTCTCAGCAGCCAGCGCCGCGAATGTGGTTTCAACCACATTAAGCAGGGTCGTAACTTCCGCGGGCGACATGTGCTCACCACATTCGGCATTCACCCTGGCATTTTTAATCAGATCTTCGTATTTGTTGCTCATACTCCTACCCTCCCCCAAACCATCAATACTCGCTTCATAGCCGGACTGTTCCGGCACTCCTGAAATATTCTGCGCGCAGTACCAGCCTGCTCTTCCGGCGTAGCCAGGCGATAAGTCACCGTTCGCCAGACCTTGCTCACCCGGACAATCTTGCTGGCCCGCTCCAGATCGATAGCGTTCTTCGTGATGCAGTTGATGGTCATGCCGCACTCTGTGGCCACATCCTTCGCGGTGAAGGTCCGGTGCGTTTCGAGATAACGCAGAATTGCCTGTTTGCCTTTTATCGTCTTAGCACTCATAGTCAGCCTCCTGTTGCATCTGGCCGCTGTAGGTGAAATCTACCGGGTCCAGGCCGGAGTAGCGGCTGCTGAAGTGGTAGGTTTTTTCTGCCCCCGGCGCATGGCGGGACTTCACACAGATGATTTCGGTGATGCCTTTCAGTTCGGTGTTTTCGTTGTACTTCTCATCCCGATACACCATGAAGATCACATCTGCCTCCTGCTCAATAACGCCAGACTCTCGCAGGTCTGCGGCAACGGGACGCTTATTAGCGCGCTGTTCAAGGTTTCGGTTCAGCTGGGCCAGAGCGATGACCGGGCAACGCAATTCTTTCGCCAGGTTCTTCAGGCCAGTGGCGATCTCCCCTACACTGCGGTTCATGTTCTCCGGGTCTGACATCCGCATTTTCTGAAGATAATCGACGATGACCACGCCCAGGCCGCCCAGCTTCTTGCTCATTCTGCGCGCTTCAGCACGCACCTGGTGAACGCTCAGGGATGGCTTGTCATTGATGTAGATTGGAGAGTCGATGAACTCCTTCATGCAGTGACTAACCTTCCCCCATGCCTCGTCCATTTTCCCGCTAACTTTGCTCAGCAGATCTTCTTTGCTTACCCGCGCCCGGTGGAAAGCGACTCGCTCAGAGATTTGTTCCACTGGCATTTCGAGACTGAAGAACAGCACCGGCTTTTTGTTTTTCAGGCCTACGGTTTCTGTCACTGTGGTGCTAAACATGGTTTTTCCCATGCCAGGGCGTCCGCCAACGACGATAAAATCCGTATTGTTGAATCCTCCGAAAGCGCTATCGATGGTAGACATACCCAGCTCTGTTTTGTATTTCCAGATGTCGCCATTGATGATCGCCTGGATTGTTTCCAGCGACATGTCGATGCCAGTGGTGATGTGTTCAGTTCCGTAGTCAGCGCTGTGCTCAATTCCAGAGATGTCGGCCTGAATGTTGCCAATGATGTCTGCGATACCCTCGGTCGTTGGTTCAGAAAGCTTCTGGATCCAGACCTGTAACGCCAGGGTCATACGGCGACCAAGGTACATTTCACGTAGCTTTTCGCAGTAGGCTGCCAGGTTGGCGAAAGATGGAGTGTTTTTGCTGCATTCAGCCAGGTAAGCGAAACCACCAGCGCTCTCAAGCACTCCGAGCTGCTCAAGATCGCTGGTCAGCGTAAGCAGGTCTATCTTCGAACCGGATTCGTTGAGTCGCTTATATGACCGCAGAGCCACTTTATGGGGCGTTGCTGTGAAGTGATCCTCAGTCAGACCCTCAATCGCATCGGTAGCCATGTCAGCGCCATCTGCGCGACCTGCTGCAAGCATTATTCCGCCAATGACGGCCTGCTCAACGTATAAATCAATAAAACGGCTCATGCTTTGACTCCCTTGCGCTCACGGTGCTCGTTGATGGCCTGCTCGTAGACAGATCCCCAGTTCTTCGGATTCAGGATCCAGTCGAGTGTCAGCCATGGCTGATCGCCTCTGGTGCCGAACAGGGAAGACTTGCTAATCAGCTCGAAGGCCATTCCCATGTGCTTCAGTTCTCGCCAGTTGCCCTGGGTGGTTTTGCCGTTCCACACAGCTTCCAGGTCTCGATAGGCCGGACGGCGGCGGTTCCACTCATGCAGCGAAACGGCCTTCGAAGGGAATTTTTCATTCCAGAGCTTGATGATCTCTTCGTGCGGACAGGCTGCCGGATTGCTTCCCTGGCCATCAGCCCATATCAGGGCGTCTGACAGGTATCCATCAAAGCGGGTCATACGGCACAGGTTCTCTGGCTTGAAGCTGTGACCCCAGTTCACATGGGCCCAGCGGATAACGAGTTTCAGCTCTTCAGCGGTGTAGCACTGGTCTTTGCTCTTCACCGTGGAGAGAGCTTTCTCGAAAGGCGCCAGTGCAGCACAACGACTACCGGTTAGCTCGTTGAAGTAATCCATCACTTCCTGAGCGAGTGAGTTTTCCCCCTGGGGGGATTTAGGGGGATCATTTCTTTCTTTCTTTTGAATAGTTTCTTTTGTGTTTAGCTGAGTTGGCTTATGGGTATTAGCTGACTGGGCTAATGTTTCATTAGCTGTTTCGGCTAATGATTTGCCATTTTGGCTAATGCTGAAATTCCAGTCAGAAATCACCTTATTCACCCCGATCGCCAGGCCGTTGGTAACGATGATGTTCATTGCAATCATCTCGTTCTTGGCCTTGCAGACATGCGTATGGTGAATGCCGGTCATTGCTGAAATCTGGGTATTGGTAATGCGGTCAAACTTTTTCCCGAACCCATAGGTTTTGCGGATAGATCGGAAGAGCGTCGTGTAGGGAAAGAGTGTAG